GATGCTGGTTTAAATTTCGAACCCACTGTCCTTCCTCTCATAACAAGAATGAAGAACACTTTCGATCTTGGTAAAAATATCTGGAGAGTAGGTGATGACGGTAATGGAATAAATTATTCGAATACTCACAACGTAGGCAGAGAGGACACGAATGCGGCCTTGAGTGCAATCATGCGAGTGACAAACAATTTCGAAGGTGGCAACATGGCAGACTTCCAGAAGGCTGTCGAAGAAAACTTTGGGGCTTCAAGGACAGGAGTTGCTGGGCAAATAGCATATAATTCCTACATTAAGACAATAATGAGAGGCGATAGTTCTCTCACTGAAGAGCAAGCTAAAGAGATATTCAGGGAAGCTCTTGAAGATGCTGGATATGACAGCATGAGAGCACCACACAGAAACAGAATTAACAAAGACAATATATCTGATAGTGACGATTATCGTGCTGGCGAAGAGGTGGATTATGATGCCTTTGTGATATTCAATCCAGAGAATGTGAAGCATGTTAATGCTGAATTCTTTGATGCCGAAGACGCTCGTCTGTATTACAGGGACTTTGAAGGGTCTGCTAAAGGGTTCAATGGCGGAGCGGCAATGGCTATGGCTGACGGACAGACGAGTAAGCTAGATACCACGAATACGGTAGACATGCTACAGGCGGTTGAAGACGAAGGCGTATCTCCTCCAATGGTAGACGCTATGTCTAGTATTATAAGACAAAGAGATTTAACCCCTGTTCAAGAGCAAGCAGTAAGAAAACAAGGGCCATTCGCATGGCTTCAAGCTCAGTCAACACGCATGGAATCAATGGGTATGAACTGGTTAGGCGGCTGGTACAAGCAACATTTCCCAGACCAGCACCAGACTTTTGCATCTAAATATATGCCTATTCATAATATGTTGCGTGGTCTTCCAGGGGCAGACGGAAAGGTGCGGGCGTGGGCTCGGTCTGCGTCTGGCTCGGTCTGGCAAAAACAGCCCCAGGCATACAGGAAAATTGTTTCTGCACTAAGGCACGGGGCAGACAGCAGACAGGCAAAAGTTCTGACACCATCTGAAAGAGTAGTCTTTGATAAGATTAAAGATGAGTTCGCTAGAGAACACGCACGGATGAATGAAGCTGGTATGCACTATGTTGGTTGGAGAAAGAACTACATCCCACAAGTTTGGAGCAGAGATAAGATTCAAAAGAATAGAGAAGAGTTCCTTGAGGGTATGATGGAGTATTATTTTCAGGAGCAAATTCAACTCGGCAATGTCTTGCAGAAAGACGACGCAAGAAAATTTGCTGAGAAAGTTTACCAGAGTCTGACAAGAGAGAGTATAGATGGCGTTCAAGTACCAGAAAGTCCTAAGTCTCCTATCAGAGGATCTACTAAAAACCCTCAAGCAGAAAGCATAGACTTCAACAGACTGATCGAGTTGGAGAAATATCCTAGAGCTATGGAGATTATGGAGAAATTTCTTGAGGACGACCTTGAGTTCATGCTCGTTAAATACTTTGAAGGATCAACAAGAAGAATACTTCACACGAAGAAGTTTGGATTAAACTCTCACGGCGTTGATGATTATCTTTATACTACTGAAAACGGAGCGAGGGGTATAGCTAAACTCCTATCAACTAATAAAGTATTTAATAAAGACTTTAGATCTGTAACGACTGACGGTGTCCAAGAAGGAACACTAAGGTCTGAGGTATCTATGCCTTTTACTGGCAAGGATCAGGACGCTATTAAGTTTTCTGAAGAACTGGTGGAGGTTGCCAATACACAAGGCATACCAGCCGCAAGAGAAATGCTTAACTCCATCGCAATTAGGACACCTAGCGGTCAGATTGATAAGACATATACAGCCAGAGTTGAAGCGATACTTGGTGCATTGGAAGACCACAAGGGTAATAAGACGCTATTGGAGAATGACAATGCTAAGTTTATTGAGAATGCTATGCGAGTGTCTAGGAAAGATAGTCTCAATGACTTTGGTGGTAAGGCAGGTCTGAGAGTTTCTCGTGGCCTAAGAAGTTTTAACAATGTAACCCTGCTTGGCTTTACTACGCTAACATCATTGGGCGACCTTGTTCTCCCAATCGTAAGGTCTGGCTCTGTGACAGACTGGATGAAAGCCGTAAAGACACTGTCTCTTGATCCAGATTATAAGAGAGCTTTGTCTGAAGTTGGTGTGGCAATGGAGAACATTACGCACGAAAGAATGCTTAATATGTATGGTGCGGTAGATAGTAAATTATCTAATGCCTTCTTCAACGCTACAATGCTAACGCCTTGGACAGACATGAACCGACAGATCGCAGGTGCATTGGCTCACCAGACATTCATTACGCACCAGAAGAAAGCGTTAAGATCTTATGTTAAAGGCAAGCCAGTTAGTGAACAGCCTAGAGAATATAAACTAGCCTACAGATACATGAAGAACTTTGGCCTCGAAGATTATCTTGAGGGTGGGTCAAAAAGTAGAATTAGTCTAAGCGATAGATCTCTTCTTGGCACAGATGACTCTTTACGCAAAGCAATGATTAGGTTCGCAGACGAGAGTATCTTCCAGCCTAACGCAAACGATGCCCCTCTATTTGCACAGACACCACTGGGAGCTTTAGCGTTCCAGCTTAAATCATTCCCGTTAATGATGAGCCGTCTGGCAGGTCATGTGATTAGAGAAGCACAGATTGGTAAGCTACTCAAAGGAGACGCAAGCGAGTCAAACATAAAGCCCCTACTCTACTTCCTTTCACTCGGCCCAACTTTCGGTATGGGTGCATTAGCAGTGAAAGACATAGTTCAAATGCGAGGTGGAGAAGACGAGCAATCACCACAGTTGAGAGTTAGAAATGCTCTGAAGACAGCAGGGTATGATGAAAAAATTCACGGTAACGAAGTTGATTTCTTAGGCTGGTATCTTGAGGGAATGTTGCAAATGGGTGGCGTTGGTCTGCTCGGTGACATCTTACACTCAGCAGTTACACAGGCAGACAATGGTTCTTACGGACAGACAAGGTTCTTACAGACATTAGGTGGCCCAAGTGTTGGCCTGATTACAGCAGGTCTGTCTGTACTCGGCGGCGGCATGGACTCCGCATTCGGTTCATCAGAAAGTAATTCAAAAGAGAGAACTGCCGTTAGGGAAATCGCAACCCGTATTCCAGTTGTTGGAGGCATCAAGCGAGCAAGAGAAGGAATAGTTAACTCCGTCGCAGGTGAACCCACAGGAAATAATTCGTCTGGCTGGGGTAGCTGGGGAGGTAAATGGAGTTGACGAAGAAGCTCGACCCCAAGTCTCGTTTTAGCAAAGCTGATACGAATGGGGACAATATACTGACAGACGAAGAACTTGACGCTGAACTGGATCGAGAAGAACGTCGCATCCGAATGGAGAATAGTGACAAGAAGGAAGACCAGATACGATTGCTTATCTGGTTTCAATCCATAGCCACAGTGCTGTTCGTCGCAATACTAACAATACCAGAGGTCGTACCAGAAAGCAGACTAGATCATTTGGTCGGTGTCGCAACGACATTCATACTTAGCCAGTTAGGAATAATCGGTGGGTATGTTGGTGCTAATGCTTGGGCAAAATCAAAGGAGGAAAGATAATGCTTAAAGATTTAATTAATCCCGTCGCAGGGTTACTAGATAAATTTGTAGAAGACAAAGATCAGAAGGCAATGCTCTCGCATGAGATAGCAACTATGGCAGATAAACATGCGAATGAAGTTGCACTCAAGCAAATAGAATTAAATAAGATTGAAGCGTCTGGCAACTGGCTACAACGATCATGGCGACCCTTGATTGGGATGACGTGTGCCGTTGCTTTCATGTGGCACTTTGTACTCCAGCCATTTTTAGTTTTTGCGTTTAGTGCGACTGGCTACCCTATCCCAGATCTTCCTAGTTTTGATATGAGTTCGCTCCTAACGGTTCTCGGAGGATTACTTGGATTAGGTTCACTCAGAACGTGGGAGAAGCAAAAAGGATTAACCAAGTAGAAAGGTAAAACAATGAGAAGATATTTAAAAAGAATTTGGTGTGCGTTGCTCAATAAGAAGTGCAACGAAAATTGTAATTGTGTGAAGGAGTAAGGTATGACCTTTAAACTATCTCAAAGAAGTCTAGGCAGACTGGACGGCGTAAAGAATGAACTGTTCTCAGTTGTTACTTCGGCGATTTCTCAGAGTGATGTGGACTTCGGAGTTATTTGTGGGATGAGAACTCAAGCAGAACAGGACGATTTAGTAGCTCGTGGAGCGAGCCAGACGAGGAAGAGCAAGCACCTTACGGGAGATGCTGTCGATTTAATGGCGTATGTCGAGTGCAACGGAAAGTCACGAGCTTCTTGGGAGTTGAATTTGTACGACGATATTGCAGACGCAATGGCTAAAGCGGCAAGGGAAAAAGGTATTAAGATAAGGTGGGGTGCGGCTTGGCACATTGATTCAATCGGTGAGTACGAAGGAACAATGGAAGAAGCGATGAATGAATACATTGATCTCCGAAGGTCAGAAGGCAGACGGCCTTTTATAGACGGCCCACATTTCGAATTGATGCCTCATTGATGTGGCTATCCATCATTATGTTCTGTTCGTCTGTTCAAGCTGAGTCTTGCATGGTGGTTACTCGGAAAGATTTATTGCCGACACAAGAGGAATGTTTCAATGTTTCTGTCAGCAAAGCACAGATAATCTCAGACGACGAGGACATATATTATGTCCAGCCTATGTGTCAGAACATTTATGTTGGCAAGAAGATAATGGTTGGCGGCAGGTATAACATTTGGAACTTTAGATGACTGAGGCAGACGAGAAACTAATACAGGCAGACGGCTTCGATGAAGCTGTGATCGGTGTCACAGACATTGGGTTTGATACCAGACGAATTGTGTATGACGCAGAAGAAGTTATAGATATCCTAATGACCCGTGACGGTATGTCTTGGGAAGATGCTTTGGAATATTATAACTTCAATATAGTTGGATCTTATGTTGGTAAAGCCACTCCACTTTTCATTTGGAGAATGACGATGAGAGAAATTGGAACTCTCGACTGAGGATAAGATACTTATCTTCTTTGTATTCTTAGCTTACATCAGTACACCAGAAGGTTTTAACTTCGTGCTTACCCACTATCCGTTACTCCTTAGTTACCTCAAAGAGAGGTACTTCGGATTTATTTTCTGATCTCTGTTGAAATTCTCCACCGATTGCACCGTATCCACAGATGTCCAGCCATGAATCAAATTTATCTGAATGGATAAGTCTGGCTGTTTTCATGGCTAACATGCAGAGGATAACGTCCTTAACTGTAATATCTTTCTCAAGGATTACAGACCATAGCTTTGCAATTCTTTCGTGATTTTTATACGCATCGCCATAATCTTTAGCTCTGTCACCATTGATTAATTCTTCTGCTTCACACAAAACTTCTGATCTATTCTTTTCACTCATTGTCCTTTTTCCTTTGGCTTATAAACTTTATATTCTTGGCAAGCGTGTATTGCTTCACGATCATGTTTGTCACAGTGCCACCCTCCGTCCTCTCTTGGGAAAGCAAAGGCACATGTCTCACATCTGACTGGTGCTTCGAGCCCTTCCCAGCAAGCGGCTTTCTTAAAACAGAACCTACAACTGAAACTGTCTGGGTTGTCGCTGACCTTTGTGGCCTCTCCAGACATCACACGTTCTACCTTTGATAGCAGAAAGTGATAATGTATGTCGTCATACTCGACGATTTCAGCACCATATTCTGACGTATTTTTATTGATAGCTACAAACACGGCTTCCTTAAATCCAGACATACCCATCATCATCTGCAACTGAGAATAATATTTAGGGTGTGCATCCTTCACACCATTCTTTAAAAACTTTTTGTGACTTGCGTCATTCATAGACTTGATCTCAAGTACTCGCACAATCTGATCGTCTGTCTCTATATGTCCGTCCATGTGGCAACTCACATGACCACCGTAAAGATTGTAGGAATATTGACGACCAGTCATACCGTCTACTTCCCACACTCTTACGTCTGCGTTCTCCTTTAAATCTTTTACAACGAGATCTTCAAGCAAATGACCCAATGCAAATATACGTTGTGTCCTTGGATTAATCTGCGGTTCGGGGAAACCTCTTAGTGAGAAAGCAAGGGCGGCATCACAAGGAGTGCCTACTCCACTAGCCCCAATGTACTGTCTGGCTTCTTGTATCTTTTTATTTCGATAGCCAATGTCAATCGCCTCAACTATATCTTCTGCCGTTCTAATCTTTTTCATAACTGCTCCTCAAATGAAACAGCCCAAGGCAAAGGGAGAGAACCTTGGGCTGTTAATGTCGTGGATATGGGCATGATAAAACCCCCGCTCTCACGACTTACGTTAGTCGTAGGGAAACCAATAAACTACGACTAAAACGGAATCTCATCGTCGTCAGTGGAGGCTACTGCTTCAACCAACGCTTGAGATTTTTCATAAGATTTAACTTCAGGCCACTTGTCACCCTTCTCATTTGCCTTACCAAGACCTACGTTGATGCGAACTTGATAACCACTTAGCTTGTCTGCATCCCCAGGTTTATTTGCATCGGGATGATTAGACGCTTCAAGCATCGCCTTCAACTGGGACTTACCAATCTGGACTGCTTTCGGATTTGGGTTCTGAACATTATATCGCTCTACGATTGTCATGTCGTTTTCATCAGCAAAGGTAACTTCAAGATAACGTCCAGTCCTTGCCGCCGTTTCTTTAATCATAGCTTCTTTAATCCGTACATCGTGATTGCCAACCTCTAAAAATCTTTTAGGTGGGCCATCGTCTGCGGCTACGTCCGTTAAATCTAATTCTCCAAAATTAAAACCACTCATTTTACTTTCCTCTTCTCAAATTGTTCTTTTGTTTCTGACATTTTTGCCAGTAGTTCTGTTACATCGTCGCACTCTTCGATTGCGTTTAGCCTTCTCTGAGGGTCACGACTCTTGCCGTGCCATCCGTTCACTTCGTCTGTCGCAAACATACGTCTGACTTTTGGATGTCCACTATCTGTCTTCTCTGTAGTTCTCACTCCACAAAAGACATGGTCAAAGATTGCAGGTATCTGCTTAGAGACAGCCTGACCTTTCACATGAGGCCAATACTGTGTTACTCCGTTAGCATCTGCTTCTTCTTTGGCTAGACATGTTACGAACACATGAGCAGGTAAGTCTCTTATTTTTTTAAGGACACCTATCATCTGCGTTGCATATTCCCCCCAGACCTTGAACCCATTCTTCTCGCCGTCTAGCTTTTCATCCAGACTTTCGAGAAGTCTGTCTGACATTTCTGTCAAACTATCTATGGCAATCCACTTATATCCTTGAGCTTTTAAGAAGTCTGGATGTGTTAACCATTTAAAGATCTGCATAAAAGAGTATGTACCCTTCTCTTCATTGTTCTCTCCATCCCACGATAGGAACGGAATGTAATCAATGTCGGTATCTTCAATAGACTTTAGACCTGCTTCACCAGAAATGATTAAGCCTTTTCCAAATCGCTTTTGATAGAACCTGCATTGAAATGTTTTGCCCCACCCGTGATGTGCATATAGCAACGTCTTGGTTGGGCCATCTGATTGTAAGTCAGATGTTTTACTTGGTCGAAACTTCATATATTACCTTTCTTTTTTTGTGCTACTCTAATATAAGCACTTGTTAACTCTTTCTTTGTAAAGTATACCATACAGGTGTCAACACTAAAGTGAGATAAAATGAAAAAATTAAACATTAAAAGACTAATAGAAGATGTTGGTGGAGCACGGAAAGTAGCAGAGATAGTGGGCGTTCAGAGGACAGCACCCTATGGGTGGGTTCGTCAGGGACACATTAGATCTACATTTTTAGAAAAGATTACATCAGCTAACCCAACATTAAACATAAACAAATATTTTGAGGAGAGACAAAATGAAAAACTTGGAGGCGGCACTTGAGCTTCTCGACATGGGGTGGTCAATCATCCCATGTCGCCCAGATACGAAAAGACCACGAATTAAGTGGAAAGAATTTCAAGAAACCTTACCAACAGAAGAGCAAGTAACAGACTGGTGGACTAAATTCCCAGACGATCCTATCGCTCTAATCACTGGCAATTTATCAGGTGTGGTTGTGGTTGATTGCGATAACGAGGAAGCCCTTCACGCCGCCTTTGATTGCGGAATGAAGTCACCCTTCCGTGCGAAGACAAAGAGAGGGCATCATCTATACTTTCGTCATCCAGAAGACGGCATACGTCGTGGCCCAAAAGCTGGAATTAACAGTAGAGGATCAGACTGGCCTAAAATAAATGGGTTAGATTTTAGAGGTGATGGTTCGTATGCCCTCGTTCCACCTTCTAAGAATTATTCTTGGGAGATACCGAAGGGTTTTAGCTTAGACCCAGAAGACTTTCCAGTCTGGGAAGATTGGAAGCCAGAGATTAAATCAGAGTTTGATGACTCATTTAGTTTTAATGACCTAGATTTATCTGACGTTGTGGCAATGAACCCCATAGAACTGATGTCTGAATGGGATAGGACTGCAAGGTATGTGCGAGAGACGTACCCAAACACCATGAAGATCCCGTCTGGTGTTGGCAATGGTAGGAACGAGAGGGTGATGAAGTATATCTCTGAGCAAATCCTAGATGGAAACTTTGGTGCAGAACTTAGAGTTCGAGGCTATGCCTTTATGACTGAGTTTTTTGAAGAACATCTATCGGTTGCCGAGTTTGAAGCTACTGTTCGTTCAATGGAGGAGAGTGAGAGACGTAATCATCCAGACAGATTTGATGAGAAGGGTGAGTACATTCATCGGAAGAGAATAGAAGAAGCCAAAGCTGAAGAGAATGGTGAAGGTAGGTCAAGAAGATTAATCACAATGGGAGATGCTAAAGAGTTAGCTGAGAAATCTGAAGCAAGAGAATTTCTTATTGAACCTTGGCTATCCCCTGCCTCGATTACGCAGGTCTACGGATATTCTGGGCATGGTAAATCTTTATTTGTCCAGAACGCTATGGCTTCATTGGCATCGGGACGTAAATACTTTGGTTGCTTTGAGATCAATAAGCCAAGCAAGATCCTATACTTAGACTTCGAGATGGGTATGTCTACGATAGCCAGACGATTACTTGAGATGAAGCAAGTGCATGGAGATACGAAAGATAGGTTACAGATATGGACTCCCTTTGTTGACAACCATGAGATGAACCTCCGAACTAAGGAAGGTCTTGTTGAGTTACAAGGTTGGGTAGATTTTATTAAGCCAGACGTAATAGTTGTTGACACCATAAGAACTGCATACCCTGGCTTAATGGAAAATTCCTCAGACGAATGGGCAAAGGTAAACCAGTTGGCTGTCCGTCTGCGTAACTCTGGTTATGCTGTCATCCTTGTTCACCACAGCAACAAGCCAAGTGAGTCTGGTGTTGGTAGAGAGGCTGGATCAACGAACCAGTTGACTGTCTTGGAAACACAGATCCGTGTGACACAAGTTTATCAGGATGAAGAGACGGCGAAACAAAACGCCGCCATCTATGACGGCTCATACGACAGACCAGTGTGGCCTATGTTGTCGGCAAGGTTAATGAAAGACTTCCAGTTATATATGGTAATGGAAATTCGTTACGGTAAAGTTCGTGAATGGACAGACTCACATGACCGAGTTCAATGGATTGGTTTGGCGGCTAACAACCAGACAGACGAAAGATGTATAGTATCATCTCGTTCAACAAAACAAATTGCAAAAGACTTGGCACTTGACGGTAAAGATGTTGAGGAGATCAGCCGAGTTCTATCTAAACCTTTAAGGGTTATTAAGGATTGG